ACCCCATCAAATGCCGCAAGTCGCTCTTTCTGGCTGTCGCTCATATCAAATGCAAATTCCTCATGCTCAGCCTGGAATGTGCCAAACGCCATCAGCGCCGCAACGCTCGGGTCTATCTTATTGGATGATTTTTTCTTGTTCGGCTTGATATTGGCGTTCGCGTCACTCTGCATCACAACATTACTCATTGACCAGGCCAGCACCGGATCACCACGATGAACAATCACCTTCCGGTTAACAAAAACTTCGAACGATTTCGCCGCCGGACTAAAACGAAGGTACGTTTGCGGGAACGGCTCCACCTCAAATCCCGCTCCCTGTAGCTGCGTCCTCAGGTGCGTGGCGTTCCATGTATCGAAACCCACCAGCCTGATATTGAAATTCTCTGCATCCGCCATGATGTCATCACGGATACGGTCATAATCAATGCAGTCACCCGGTGTTGTGCGTATCCAGCCCGCCTTTGCCCACTGGCGATAGATGGCGCGGTTTTTATTGGCAGGGTTCTGTAGCTGAAATTCCGGTAGATAGTGACGTGAAACCAGCATAATCTTTTTACCGACCGGAAAGGCATAGCACACGCTGGAAATATCGCTGGTTGATGATAAGTCCAGCCCCGCATAGCACTCCTGCCCGTATAAATCCGCCTCAGCGAACGTTCCGGCGCACTCCGCCCATGCACCGTTACCCATCCACGGCGTAGCCCCCTGACACCAGATATTGAATCGCTTGGTGAGCATTTCCACCCACTGCGACGGAATACCCCGCGCTTTCTGGATGGTTGAGGCCAGTTTTTCACGATCGACGGAAACATCGATATTGGGATTCGCCTTTATCCACATCGCCGGATCGTCAACCTCGCTTTCATCATCCAGCTCGTAAATCAGTACGAACATGGATTCGTTCACCTCTTCACCATCCAGTATCTGGCAGCAATAGTCGTAGTGTTGTTTACAGGCTGAAACAACGTTGCTCCCCGATGTGGTGATGGCAAATAACAGCCCCTCCGGACGCGCCCCCATCCCCAGTTCAAGTGCGGAATAAACCCCGTTGTCTGGGTGCAGGTGATATTCATCCACAATGGCAAGACTCGGGTTTGTCCCCTCAATGGTTGCCGCTTTTGCTGCCAGTGGCTTTAACAGGCTGTTGGTTTTCGGGTGTATCACCTTGTGCGCCTGAATATTTACCCGCTTTCGTAACGGTCGGGATAAAAGGCACATCTGACGCGCATCATCAAACACGATCCGCGCCTGATCACGACTCACGGCGGCGGTGTAAATATCCTGCTGCCCGTTTTCCATAACCAGAAACCAGTTAGCCAGGATAGCGGCGACCGTGGATTTGGCATTTTTTCGCGGTACTTCAATGAATGCGCTGGTGTATTTGCGCCGTCCGGTGGCCTTAACCTTAAATCCCAGGATGCAGGCAAAGGCGAACTGCTGCCACGGCTCAAGTTCAATGGGGCTACCGCGCATTGCGCCTTTTACGTGCGGGCACACCCGGGAAAAGGCAATAAACCGCTCCACGACCTCCGGATCGAACGTGTAAAGGGAGTTTTCAAGGTCAGAAAAATACCGTTTAACAGCCTGTTTCAGTCGTTTACAGGCCGTAATTTTGCCGTTTTTTACGCCTTCTGCGTACTCATGCCAGGCGGTCAAGTTCGTCCTCTTCCTCTGTTTCCGGTGGATTTCTGCGACGGCTTACCGGGTCAAAACCCAGCAAAGAAGCCATTTTGATCATTATTCTTTCTGCGTCAGCCTTTGCGCTCAGTGCGGGGTTTCTGCTCTCGCTGCCCTGACTGTTAACAATGCTGAACCCGCGCGTCGCAAGGTCTTCGACGGCTTTGCGGTATATAGAGTAGTTAACGCAATACAGTTCCAGATTGCTCCAGTCGGCGGGGGTAAGGTCTTCCCGCCCGGAAAGCTGGCGCGATTTTTCCTTCCACTGCCTGACCGCGATTTCATCCAGGTAAGCGGGGGCTTTTGGTGGTCTTGCCATGTTCTTTTTTCGCCCAATTATTTTCAAAAAAATTACCGTGCACAAAAATTTGAGGGGGCGGTCGGTGTCCGGCAGGGACGGTTTCGTCCTGAAAACCACCCCCACCCCCTCTGACGGCCTCACCAGCGATTGCGAAAACATTCCATGACCTCGCGGTCACGGTCGGTTAATCGCTTCGCTGTGGTGCGTTTTGTGCGCCCAGTCCTGTTGGCTTTGTGCTCTGTCTCCTGTGTCTTCCATGTGTCACGCTGCCTTATCAGTCCACGTATCAGCCTGGTTTGCTCCTGTTCAGTCATCATCGCCATACATCCAGTCGTTACGGTGTGCCGCCCGTTCTTCCTGCTCGCGATACATGCCCGCTTTACGGTTTGCTTTCGTGGCTGGATCTTCTCGTGTCGTCTTACGGTTGTGGCACGTCTGGCACAATGCCTGGTGATTCCACTCAGGCCAGAAGAGAACATCACCGCCGCCATTGATGGGAATGATGTGATCCACCACAAGAGCTGGCGTATAAATCCCCTTAGCCAGACAACGCACGCATAACGGGTTTTTGCTCAGGTACAGGGCGCGGTATTTGTCCCACTGTCGGGAATACCCGCGCGCGCGGCGGTGTCCCCGTCTGGCATCCTCTGCACGCCATGCAGCCCGCCTGTGCTCTTCACACTTGCCGGACTTCACGCGCTTATTACAGCCAGGCTCAGTGCATCGCCTTAATGGTTGCCACGGCATCAGTACACCCCTACGTCACGATAAACTGACCAGAGCGCAGAAATAGCCATAGGCAGTTCCGAGTGCTCCACTGGTGAAACCGCTTCCCGGTTCTCGTACAGGAAAGCGATGTACATCAGGCAACCAACACGCATTGCCGGGGTAAATTCCAGCCCGTCTTCAAAACGTTTCCCGATATGCTTCTGGCAGGCTTCCAGCGCCGCATCGGTATACATTTTCAGAAGTTCGCCTTCACCGGATAAATCATCATCAAGTCGAAGATGTGCCCTGACTTCATCAGGTGTAATTCTGGCTTCACTCATCTTTTCTCCCTTTAATTTCCACAGTCTGTTTCCATGCCTGGCTGAACTCATCACCACCTTCACGCGGCGGCATACCCTCACGCTCACGGGCTTCGTTCGGATTCATGATCCCGTTCTTAATCCCTTTCTCATACGTGGCATAACGTTCGGTGGGTGTGGCGCGTAATAAATCGGCTGAATCAAACTCAACCAGATAACGGGTACCAGGTACGGGAGAAGCCACCAGCAAAGCGGCCTTGATTTGCTGTTCGAAGTTCGCCAGCCACGGGCGCATTGTCATGGTCAGAAACGCGCGGCTTGCCTCGCTGAAATTGCTGTAGGTGCTGTTGCTGTATTCCTGCAGAAAAATAGGCGATACGTTGAACATGCGGGCGATGTCTTCAATGGAGAAGCGACGGGAGGCCAGCCATTCCGCATCCTGGTTACTCATTCCCAGTTGCCTGTAATCCATGCCCCCTTCAAGGATTGGCGTTTTTCCGGCATTTTTCGCCCCCTTGTAGCGTTCCAGAGCATCCAATGCCTGTTTACCTTTCACGCCGTCCAGCCATTCGCCTGACGTGATAATCCCTGCCGCCATCATGCCATCTTTCATAATGCTGGCTCCGTGACGCTGTTGAGCAAGGCCAAGCCCCAGCGCCTCACGGCAAATCGTGACGGGGGAACGCCCCAGAAAGCCATCATCCGAGGCATAGCGGAGATGCAAAACTTCTTCCTGTAAATACGTGCGCACCGTTCCTGTACAGGGTTCGGTGATGGTATAGCGGTATTTGTGTGCGCCTGTGCGTTCCGGTACAACACACCCCGGCGCATAAGGATGAAGTGATTTTGGCTGCCCGTCCTGCCCCCACTCAATAACCGCATAGGCGTTACCGTTCAGCAGGCAGTGACGCATCATTGTGCGTTTAAACTGGTAAGGTGTCTGGCACGAATTAGGCTGCTCATTCAGCAGAATATCTACCGGGTGACTGTCCAGCCATTCCCGCGCCTCCCTGCCCTTGTCATTACGTACCAGATACAGATAACACGGCATCGTGGCCACCGCCTCAGCGATGACAGAAACCGCATTCATCACTGCAGGCAATGATTCAGCCGTCCCAGCAGAAACATATTCTCCGGATCCGGTATTCGGTACGCCGGACAGCGCCAGAAAATCATCAATGGACAGGTTACGCTGCTCGCTTTTTTTACGACTAAAAGGCCACCACATATCACAACCCCGCCAGCTCAGACCAGCGATGACGATTATTTCCTGTCGGACGTAATTCAGGGTGCTGTGCAAACAACGAACGGTGGGCAATCTCCACGCCAGATTCTGGATAAGCAGGCATCGACGTTATTGTGATTTCACGGAGTTCAGCGGCGGTTACGGTACGCAGATACGGTTTTTGCGCGATACTCCACTCCTCGCATAATGCGCGAAAACCAAAGCTCATTCCTGTAATGTCGCCACGCTCCACCAGCGTAAGCACATCTTTTCCAAGCTGGGTATCCGGCGGTGTCAGTTCAAAACGTAACCCGGTGTTATCCTCAGTCAGTACCAGAGTGCCGGATTTGGTGCGCCCCAGCAGTTGGGTATAGTCATGCTCATACAGGCAGCGCACATCATTACCCGTCGCCAGATAGTCAGCAAAAGCCCCCGGCGTGAACTGTTCGCGGAATTCGTCCCAGATAATTTCTGAAAGGCTGTTCCAGCGAACGGCATACCCCACCAGCTTTTTATTGCTGGCGGTCAGTTCAGATGTGCGGATTTCAAAATCGGTGTTTTTCATCGGTGTACTCCATAAAGCTGAAAAAGGAGGCCGCAGCCTCCTCCTTACTCATGACTAGCCAGCTTTCATTTCCAGAATTTTGATGGCGTTTGAATCCACCACACCACCGCCCAGATATTTATCCGTGTGGACCTTGTAGAATCCGGGTTCAGTAATGTTGTCCGGTCGGGTGCGAATCCCTGTTACATGATCAACGATGAAATAACCACGACTGAAATCGCCAACCGCTAGCGGTGCTTTTCCTGCGCCGATGTCCGGCATGGACTCCAGGCAGTAAACAGGACGACCAAGCAACATATCCGGCGCACCTTCTTTAAGGCTGTCGCGCCAGATATAATCGCCGTTCTCATTTTTCAGCTTCTGTAGTGTCCCTGCCGTGCCCGAGTTCATCACCCAGACGGCATTTTTGCGGTATTTCGCTTTCAGCTTGTAGAGAATGTCGATCAGTTCGTCCGCTGTAATGGCGGTTCCACTTGCCGCTACTATTTTTTCAATGGTGCCAAAAGCGCGGGTTTTGTCACTGGTCGCCGCACGGGTGTAAGCCATGAAGCCTTTCGGCTTGCCGTTACCGTCGCCATTAACAAAATCATCCTCTTCGGTGCTGGCGAACGTGTCGGCAATTTCGGAGGATAACCAGCCCAGAATATCCACCTCTGAAAAATCCAGGATTTCCTGCGTGGTTTTCGGGTAGGCGTAGATCGGATTCAACTTGATGGTTACGCGTTCAATTTTCGGGGTGTTGGTTTCACTGCGTGCGCTGCCTTCTGTGCCTCGTCCTACAGTTGCGCCGCCAGTGGAAACCAGTTTCTGAAACTCATTTGATTTTGCGGTCTTCACGGTCGCGATCACGCGCATAACACTGTCATCCTGTAGCTGGCGCATGACTTCGCGATCAAGCTCAGGAATTACGGTATATCCGCCATCCCTGCCGCTGTCAGTGCTGGTGGACAGTGATCGCACATCTCCGGTTACGATGTAGTTACGCAATTCATCAGATGATAATTTCTGGATGCCCGTTCCTGGCTTGCTGCGTTCTTCATCAGCCACAGACTCGAGGCGGGAAATTTCTGTGTCGAGGGCATCAGCTTTTGCACGCAGTTCATCAAACTGTTTGCCTTCTTCAGCGTTCAGACTACGGTTTTCACTGTCGGCTTTTTCCAGCAGGGATCGCATCTGGTTTTTCAGGGCGTTTTTTTGCTGGCGGAGTTCGATTAATTTCTTCATGAAGGTTTTCTCGTATTGGTTAAGATTCAGGACGTGAAACCAACACGGGGGGAGCGCCGCCCGACACTCTCGGCATCTCGCAGATCAACCCGGCATCGCGCAGGGGGTCAGGCGGCATTGTGGCGGCTCACGTCTGAGTGCCACGCTCCAACATATACATAAAAATCAGTATGTAAACACCTGTCAGTCAGACCGAACAACCACGAAAGAACACGAACAAATAATTTACAAAAGAAGTAAACCATGGCCTATTATTGCTGTCTCTGACTACAACAAAGGACGCATCATGAATTTAAGCGCAATGGTATATCCTGATACTTTCATAATTAATGGCGAATCATTCAGAGGTAAAAGAAACGCAAAAGAAAACAAGGTATTAATTCCATATACAAATGAACCGGAAGTAACTATTGGTCAACACATTATCCAGCGTGTCGGTAAA